TAACGCCCATCAATTCAGTATCATACAATAATTTGACTGCTTTCTTAACAGCAGTCTTTTCACTGGAAGACATAATTTTGAATCTGGCTTTAGCTCTTTTACTTACAGCCATTAAAATCACCTTATGCATCCGTTCTAAATACAACTCTAGTGTTTAATGCAATTTGTGCAACGCATGAGGTAAAGAATCCAGAATCAACCGCTGGGTCGTTAGGAATTACAGTACCGATTGGAGTACCAGAACCATTCAAGAAATAAACAGGACTTGAGAAGTTTGTTGCGTTGTTTCCGCCCATCGAGAAAGCGTGTGTAACTGTACGGCCTTGAAGTGTTTCACCAATTGATTGACCAGTTAGAACAGATACTAATTCGTGTTCGCCAGCACCAGCAGGCGTTACGCTAAAACAATGATATTCACCGTTTGAGCAAGCGACTGAAAGGCCAACTTCACGATCTGCTGCTGCGTTTGCCATTACAATAACTGAATCACCAGATACTAATCTCTTAGGATAAGGCAACATTGCTGGCATTCCCATTCCAGAGCTAAGACCAGATACAGGTAAAGCCGCTTTGATTTTTCCAGCACTTCTAATGTATGCGTATGTAACATCATTTTCCGCATCTATCCCAGCACTAACGACTGTTGGATTTGGTAATGATTGAGTCGCGAAAGTTCCGGCAGGTTGAGCCGCACCGACAAAGTTCGCGTCTGTCTGGATTTCATCTTCTGTTGCTTCTGTTAATGCAGTATTAGCCAATGGAACGACCCCGCCGCCTCTCATTACTAATGCACCACTACTATCTACGTTTGCCATATTTCATCACCTCAAAGTTTGATTCCCGCCCCAAGTAAAGGCTTCATTAAATTACGATTAATGTTATTGATTGGTCGGCGAAGTAATCTTTTTCCAACATTGAAAGTTACGGCCGTAGTTGCAGCACCGATTGCCATAGGTACGATATTTGATGACAGATTATCCGCCATTTCGCCGACTGCTAGAGAAGGATTAGAAAGTAAATCACCAAGAGAGATTTCCGCCGCTCCTGTTGTTACCATTCCAGCGTCAGCAAATCCGAGCTGTGCGTTTCCGCTATACATTTTTTGACCTAGGTCTGTATCACCTGTAAAGAATCCAAAAACACCCGTTCCGGTTATTCCTCTGGATAATATCTCAGCATATGTGAGGCTTTCTAGTGCATTTATAATTGAAAAAGACCTTCTCGACCTTCTTCGTGTGGATTTCTTACGAGCCATGAGTCCAGACCTGGCAAAGACTCGCTATTAATCATTTTTCTTAAATTGCCCGTTTTCATCTCGCAGATCAATAATTCCGCTTGAATTATTTTTATTTGCTGCGTTTTTCAATAATTCACCAATAGCCGCTTGAATTGGGTTAATTGGTTCACCGCCTAAACCCATTTGTTGAATAACTGCGGCTAATTTTCCATCTAATTTTTCCTCTAGCTCGTCGGAAGCATCGTATATTGTTTTATTCAATTGACCTAACCCCCAAATTATAACAATTATCTCAATTATAGTGCATGATACTAATACTAGTCCCTCAATCATATCTGGAACGGACTCAATACCGCCCTTAAACCTTTATTTTGTTCATTTACTGTATTATTATTATTATTATTATATGTATAGTATAATTAATGTAATAATTAATGACATTACATAACATATCTGTAATAATTACATTGATATACTCCTACCAGGTCTCACAACACATGGAAAAGTCGAGTTTTAACGCCATGATGTCAAGCAAACACCAAGATTGGGCAACACCGCCTTCATTTGTCAAATATGTTGAAGATTATTTTAATATTCAATTTGATTTAGATGCAGCAGCCTCTAGCTCTAATCATAAAGCACCTAATTTTTTTACAATTGAAGATAATTCTTTATTTCAGTCATGGTATGGTAATGTCTGGATTAATCCGCCATTCGGTCAAGCATTAGGAACCTGGATTGATAAAATAATATTAGAAAATAATAGAAACACTGTAAAAAGCATTTATTGCTTAATTCCATGTCGCCCAGATACTAAATATTTTCATGAAAAAATAATACCTAACGCTGATGAAATATATTTTATTAAAGGCCGTTTTGAGTTTAGAAGAGATTTAGAAAGTCGAGGTTGTGCGTTGTTTCCTTCAATGTTAGTAGTCTTTAGAGGCGGTAGATTTTACGGTGCATCTAATAGCCCATACAGCGAGCTACAATTTCAAACATTAGAGCCGCCAATTGATGCTAGGAGGTGGAAAGAATGAGTGGATTATTTATTGAATTATTTGCGGGTTCGGCTCATATGGCTGGGGCTTTCAAAAATAATGGTTGGGAAACTTTTACAGTTGATATTCAACAAAATGAATCTAATACAATTGATTTAATTTGCGATATTAATGATCTGCAATTAAGTGATTTACCAACACCAAATCCAGATGAAAAGTTTGTAGTTTGGGCGGGTTTGCCTTGTACATATTTTTCTATAGCCAATACAGCCGGAAAGAAGCACTTCAAGGCGGGTGGTGAACCTTTGAGCATCGAAGCCCTTAGAGCGTGTGAATTAGCCGTACATACGCTTGATATTATCACAATGCTAGAACCGGACTTCTGGTTCTTAGAAAATCCTAGAGGGCATTTACATCAACAAAAGTTTATGCGAAGTTTTCCAATGGAATTAATTTATTATTGTCAATATGGAGCTAGTTATCAAAAGCCAACTATGCTTTGGGGTCAAATGCCCGCGACATTTTACCCTAGAAATAGGTGCGATTGTATTTCACATGAACAAGTAATTGGAATTGATGAAACTATGTCAAAATCAGATCGAAATCTATACCCTCAATCATTAATTAGAGATATTGTTGAGTCATGTACTAGAAGTACCGCCATAGCACACCCGACTCTTAGGGAGTGGATATGATGCCTTCTTTTACATTTTATAGTGATGAAAAACATAGGGGATTAGAGTTATACTGTGATATGTGTAATAGTCAATGGCCTCAATGGTATTATCGCTTGAATAAGAACGATGTATGGCCGTCTTACTGTATATGTGAATCATGTATGGATGAAATTAAATGGGAGATGAAATCATGAATCTAAGGTGTTCTAAATGCCAGACAGTATTTTTAGTAAATACTTTTGAAGATGTAAGAATTATCCAGGCCATGAGTTGTCCAAATGGAGCAGGTCATAAATTAAGCGAGGTGGTATAATGTCAAGAATAATAAAAACAGTTAGTTTAGATAAAGAATCGGATGAAATAGCATCTGGGATTTCTAACTTTAGTAAATGGGTTAGAAATAAATTGAAAGAAGAAAAACAACAATTATCTCAAACTCATACAAATGTCGAGCTATACAAAAATACAGGATTATGTAGCCCTCATAATTTACCTCGATGTATGATTTGCTTTCCTCATGGAAAACCTAGTCAAGAAAATATCAAGAAGTTTAACACGGGATATATTGACAAAGAAGAACTATTAGAATTAACTAAGATTCAATATGATGGAGTAATAGAGATTATTAAGCCAACAATTATTGAAGATGAGCCTTTAGACCCACCTATGAGAGAACGAAAATATCTAAGGCGGGCTTTGAAATATATCTGGTCTTTTATCTAAGTTAACGGGTTTGCATCATCAACAGCATTTCCTAGATTTGCCAGACCGCCAAGAATTGCACCAATCAAACTAGTTGGAACGGGCGTACCTGGAATAAAACCTTGAGATAAATCAACACCTGGAATTGTATTTATTCCCTCAACAATCGGTTCAAGATTAGAAAAAGCATCTTTTAACATACCTAGCAAATCATCCAAATCATTAGGCGTTCCAATTAAAACTTCTTTACCTGTTAATATTTCAAAAAGTGTAGCTCCAATGTATAGATTTTCAAAAGTCAATAATTTATCTATTCCTTCGAATAATTTAGCAAAATCACCAATTGCATTGGTTGAAACAAAATCGCGTAATATTTGACGTTCCGATTCTTGTAATTCTATACGAATTACTTCCACGCGATCTGGTTTTGCTTTAGGCATATCAAGCCCTCAAGGTTTGATTAGTTCCATACCAATCAATACTACACTAACTGCTGTAGTATTCACTGCTGTATTTGTCGCAACTACTACTTGATAATAAGGTGGAATAATCCAATATTCAGGAATGATAGTTCCTTGACCGCCTTTTGGTACTGATGAATCAAATCTATTGCCATTCATATATACGCTTCCGCGTCTAGCTCCGTTATATGTGCCACCTACTAGGGCATTTGTTAAACAAACTAAGCCGTTTGTTTGTCCATCGGTACCAACATCAATCGTTCCATCACTCACAAAATCAGGAGATGCCAGATACAATGACATTGCTTCTCCCCCATCACCGCCAAAGTATGAACCGCCTATAATTTGGATTGGGTGTTCACCCGCAGTAAATACCCTGTACGCTTGAGCCGTATCAGTTCCCGCCGGTATTTGTCCTAATTGACTCTTAACTTTGCCATAACAATAATACATGAAATCACTTTTCCGCTAATCTCATTATTTCCCGCATTCTTTTAACGCCCATCAATTCAGTATCATACAATAATTTGACTGCTTTCTTAACAGCAGTCTTTTCACTGGAAGACATAATTTTGAATCTGGCTTTAGCTCTTTTACTTACAGCCATTAAAATCACCTTATGCATCCGTTCTAAATACA